TATGGGACGCTGTTGAGCCAGCACTTGTGCAACTAGATGTTTACACATGTGGTGCTTTAAATAAAGACATTATTTTTGCAGAGTTAGAACAATGGGATCCTGTTAAAATTGAATGGAAATACCTAGATAGAGAATTTGGATTAAACGAAGTGAAGTAAAGAAAGAAGTATTATGATATTATCAATATTTGGATTACCAGTTGTTATAATTAAAAATAATGATATAAACACATTATTTTCGAACGAACTACATGACGAAGTAATGAAGTATCTTATGCTTCCTGAAAATAAAGATGTTAGTCACCCGTACGCAAGAGGTGGACGAATTTGTAGTACAGATCTTAATTTTACATTAACTAGCGATAAAGCGAAACAATTTAATATACTATTAGATACACTTAAACAAACAGGAATAAAGTATGCTAATTTGTATTCAGATGCCACTGATTTACAATTTGATAATATGTGGATTAATTTAACTTATGCAGGTTGCGAAACTAGAAATCACTGGGATAGGTATACCGAAGAAGATGAAAAAACTCTAATAATGTTATTCTATCCTAAAGCTCCTTTGGGTGGATCAAATTTAGTGTTTATACACAACAGCAATTACGGTGATTGGCCTAGCGAATATCAAGATAGTGACGTACTTAGACTTGCTATCGAAGAAGGCGATATTGTTATTATGGACAATACTATTTTACATGCTGTAGATGCACATATGCCAAGTGAGCCTCGTATGTGTATTGCTACTGAATTTAAGTTTGTTTAACTTTTTTATCAGTACCAATAAAGTCGTGTCCTATGTTATAGTTACTAGGACAAAATTTGCATTGCGGTATAGGATTAACTAAATTGTTTACAAATTTCTCAACATCATCATCGTGCGACATTGGTTGATATGCATGTGCTAACTCTTTATCTGCAACTGCAACATTAAATTGATTTAAAAAATCTGGTAATACACTTACTAATGGACATTTGTATAATTTGCCTTTATTAAGTTGATGGCAAGTTTTAAATCCACAAACATCGTGTGCTTCGTCTACATCGCTATCGTACCCCAGTGTTAGTTGCTTATTAACTAAGTCCATTGCACTAGCTCTAAATGTTTGTGACCAGTCAAGAATTACTTCAACACCGTTTTTATCAATGAATATTCTAGACACTCTGCGAGCAGGAGCTTCTCCAGTATCAGATACGATTACATCAAGGAATGTGTTAATAAAGTCTAAAAAGCCGTCATAAAGTTTTATATCATGACATGTTATCCAAAGTGTACCATTATTCTTTGATAGTACATCATAAACATCTTGTGTTAGTTTATTAAGTGTTGACCCATTAGTAGATATTTGTAATTTAGCAGTTGGCCATAAGTTAGATATACCTTTGAGCCATTTATTGAAATCAGGATTCAGTGTAGGCTCGCCGCCCATAAGTTGTATTATGCCAATATCAAGTTTTTTGCTTAACAGTTCGTACTCATCTTTATAGTCGTCCCACCGCTGGTGTCCTTTGAAAGCATAATTATTAAAGCTCTGACAATGTGTACAACTGTAATTACATACATTGGTAATGTACATTTCTGAATATTTTAAAGTAGGCTTCATTTCTTTTTTCCAATAATCATATAGCGTGTATACATAGGAGTTTCAAATTCACCTCGCCATAGAGGTTTAACTTTACTCATACGCATAAAGTCATCTGCGTCTGTTGCACAACGTATATGTTCGGGCAAGTCAAAATAGTTATTACTCTGTATTACAAATATTGCATCGTCTGGTTGATTACTTAACCATTGTTCGTATTGTTCTTGCGTAACGTGTTCACAGCTTGTGTTAATAATAATATTTGCAGGAGATGAATAATCACACATATCTGCTGTTACTGCGGTAAACCGTCCTTCTATTTCCTGACGCTTGTTTACTGTACACGCTGTTTCTTCACATGCAGGGTCTATATCTACACTTGTAATGTGCCTAATGGACATATCACTATTAAATAGCAGATTTGATAGTACTCCGTTCCAGCCACCAAAAATTACTATATTAGATTTACTATAATGCGCTTTATACACTTTAGTTAATTGTTCAATGAGCCAAACTTTACTGTTGACTTGTCCTTTCCAAAAGCTTTCTAGAGTACGATAGCGATCTTCACTATTACGAATAGCATCCATCCAGAATAACACATCTTGTATTTCAACTTTCATACTTTACCTTTGGTAGTTTACTATCTGCACTACTTACGCAAGTAGGAGTAATGCACTTACGTGGCGCTTTAAAGAGCTCAAAGCCGCCGTCTAACGTGCCTAGAGGTTCGTCATGGCAACTGTAGCTGCGCTTAACTTCATTCTCTCTAATGACGCATCCTTGGTATCCTGCATTACAACTCCAGCCTTTGAACTTGTTGAATCCGAAGGAATTAAAGCGTTCTGCTTGATCTACGTAGTAGACGTTACCGTCTTTGTCTTGCAATTCTACTTGCAATAACGGTATTATTTTTTTAAATTCGTCTGGGATTCTTTGTGGGAATCCTGTTTGCAACAAGCCGAGTTGTACATCCGTATATCCGGATACCACACGAGAGGCTGTAGGATCGGACTGTGGCTTGACAGTAACATTAATGCCTCTGGCGGCAAATCGCTGTAAACGTTCGTAAAGCTCTTCAAACATTTCAGGAACCATAACTTGATTGATCGTAATATATACATTATTTTTCATTAATTGGAGACATTTATCCCCAAACTCCTGTTCATTTGCAAACTCTGCATGGTAGCTTGCTGTTATACTTCTACGTTGCAAACTGCTTGTAGATTCTAACCAGTTGTTCCACCATTTGCTTCCTGGGCTTAGATTGGTTGTCATGTGGATACTCTGGTACTCAGGAGCTGTATCACTACAGTAATGGTCTATAACCTTCCCAAAGTATTTATATGCAGTAGGCTCACCTCCACTAAAACTAAAGTGAAAGTCAGTAAAGCCGTTTTCTCTTGCTTGGCGCTTTATTTCGTCAATTGTGTTAGTATATACTGCTAAATCTTGATGATCAGGAGTGCTGCTACGAGCATAGGGCCAGCAATAGCTACAATTGTAGTTACAAAACCTAGCAAGGATCCAACTAACTGTAAACAAGTTTGTGTTCAACAGCGTCTTTTGGCCGAAGCTTGTTATATCTTCAAATGGTATGTTTTGAAAGTTACTCATTTTCTACTATCGTATAACGCTTTAGAGCATACTTTAACACAAGTTAGGCATTTATTCTTTCCTTGCCAAAAGTCTGGCATTTTTTTAAATAAATTTTCGTTAGTATTTAAGACAGCATCGTGGCAGTTAGGCACGCCTACAGTTTTTAATATAGTCTTTGTGTTGTCTACACTTAAATTTCTAAGATAATGAATTGGTAATTTTTCTTCCACTGGTTGTTCAATATATTCACCGCCTATCCAACAGCAAGGAAATATATTACCATAAGGATCTATATAAACACCTTTCTCAGTTACGCACTTTGGCTCAATTATTGCTGATTCAACTGCTGCGTTACGCACCGCTGGGTCTACAAGTGCATTTAAACTATTATTAGGAGTTTTTTTAAACCTTTCTGTTTGTGCAGGAGCAATAGTGTATTCTACATTACCATTGTTATCGTGTACTTCAAACTCTTTCATTTCGTAAAATCGTGTAGTACTTACAAAGTTTACTTCTTGTACACCTAATGATAATAGATAACTTTCTAATTCATCTACTTCGTGCTCGTTATGTTCAAACACTAAGCTATCAACACGGGCAATGCCTCCTGCATCACAGAATGCTTTTAAGTTTTCGATCACTTTATCAAATTTTGTATTCTTACGGTATAATTCGTGTTTGCCTTTAAATCCATCAACAGCAAACGCAACATCAATATTATGCTGTGCTAGTTTTGCCCACCATGCAGGATTACGCATGCCGCCGTTAGTATGTATTCCTAGCCGAACTGTAGGATTACATTCGCGTACATAAGAATATATTTCTAAGCAGTCTTTTGCAAATGCCGGATCGCCATAGTTACCACAACTATAAAAGTTATCCAACTGTGATAAAAACTGTTTAGGAAACCAATCTTTAAATTGTGTAATACTTATATCGCCATTACGAATAAAAGGTCGAGTGGCTCCGCCGTGGCTGTTTCTGGCACACATTGGGCATTGTGCTTGGCATTTATCAGTTAGTTCAATGTGTACTGTTTTAATGTCACTTACAAGTTGCATCAAACCTCTCCTGTAACCATTCAAAGTTATTTATAAGGTTAAGATCCGCCATATTAGATAACCCAAACTCCCTGCCAGCAATAGCGCCAGCGATAGCGAAATTACCACAGCGTCTCTCACCGCCTTTTGTACACCAGATATCAAGTCTACCTTTGGTTTCTTCATCGTTTTGCCTCGTGATTGTTTTACTACTTAATTTAGCACATTCTCTAAATGCACCTTTCCATGTTTCAAACGGATCAGTATTAAATGCTGTGATGTTTGAGGTTTCTTCTACAGCAATAAATTGCGAACTAATACTTGTAGTCATGTCTGCTTTACTAGTATCCATATCGATTGTCATCTGTCGAGGAAATAACTTTACCCCTCCGTAACCATATTCTAATCCATTAATAGGATTCTTTGCTCTCCATACATGTACATGATCTAATTGATGTTCAGGTACAACATAGTCAAAGTTAAAACTATTATTAACTACAGCATCGCCATCTACGATCCAAAACATCTTAGTAAAGCATTTCTTTGCTGCTTTTATGTGTGCTTGGTGTATTCCTTTAACTCCGTGTACACGTTTAGCCATAGGAAACTTAGCCTTAAGGGTAGCGTAGTTAGCATCTGCGCTAGGTTCTTGATAACTTATGAATACAATATCATACATTAAAATTCATATCCAAATCTGTCAATGTCTTCTTTAAAATACTTTTCAATAATAGCTTTAGTTGTCGATGTATAGTGCTTCTTATAGTCAATTGTAAAATCGTCTACACCTAACGGTATGTCTGATTCAAAGTATTGCTGCAACAGTTTAAAGTCTTCATTTAAATGCTCTGCACGAAGTATATAATCAACTTGGGTGTTATCATAACTAATCCAAGTTGATTGCGGAGTAGAAGGATGTGTTTTAGCATCAAGTATCTCGCATTGTTCTATACTATTTAAATATGCGTCAAACGAAGTAAAGTCTATGTTTTTAAAATGTTTCGAAACTTCAGCAACTCCTGGATATCCAGTCGGCGGGTCTATTGTCATATTATACGCCCACAATGCTCTGCCCCACGGATTTGTTACGGCACCGACAACCTTAACTCCGGGATACATTTCGTTAACTTCTTTAAGTGTTAGTCTATCATCTTCAATTTCAAAATCGCGGATAAATCTAAATGTTGCATTAGGATCTTTTTCAGCCCATTTGTATATATCCCAATATTTCAGAGGAGTGCGTATTGGTAATATAACTGTGAAAAAAGAGTCGTCATTTTTATAGTTCATTAGAAATTACACCATCAAACATTGCTTTAGCTCTGTCACTGTAGTAATTATACAGTCTTTCTCGGCAAAAGTCAACATTATTCTCAAATCTAGTTTTATTTTGTACCCAAAGGTCTTTAGTACGCTTGTTATTTGTTAATAACTCTGCATTGTCTATAATTGCAGCTTCTAACCGTTCTGCAGGATCATCAATAGCATCATAACTATGATCAACTATATCATCAAACATATCTAAACCCATTGAACGTAAAAAGTCTACGCTGCCTTTGCTGCATAACAATATTGGGAACGAACAACCGTATATACTATTTAATGTTTTTTCTGTTAAGTTGTAACACTTTTCAGTATAACTAGTTTCGCTTATAATTTCTACAAATGTATTTTTGTAGTATTCTGATAATTTATTTTTAAAATTAGTAGCATTATCGTTATCCAGCTTTTCGTATATATCATGACTGTCAGTTAAAAGATCTGTTGATGTTAACAACTTATTCCATCCATCGGAATAAAGAGCTGAATCAGATACTTTCCATTTTGTGTACTCGATAACATCTGTAGGCATATCTTTAAATATACATGATATTAATCCATGCTTCTGCCAACCCAATGCATGTAATAGTGCAAGCGTCATTGCTCTGTGTGTACGCTTATTTCTATTAAGGCTGAGAAACGTACGACTGCTATCTAAGTTCTTTTCTAATACAGGCTCAACTGTTTTATACTCTTTCTGATGATTAGTAATGTCGCCTCCCCAAGGAATTATACTAACATTAGGATGTGTAAAGTACGCTTCGGAATTTTCAACTGAAGTAAGTAATATAAATTTTTTATTACTATAAAAATTAAATAACGCTTCGAGATAATCTACAGTACCAGGATTAGTATCGTTCCAATAATTAAAATCGTCTGGAGTTAAATGGTCTTTAATACCTAGTACAACTACATCTGATTTAAGATTGTAAAGGTGGATTCTGTAATCTAATTCAGTTTCAAACTCTCCCTCGCTTTCTTCTTTAGGATGTTTGTAATTAGGACCAAGCGGAGCTGACCACAAATAAATTTTATCACACGGAAACTTTATTTTAGACGTTACTTGGAAAAATAATCTAAAAGTAAATGAATCACCGGGCGGACGTTTTAATACACTCATAACATACTTCTAAAAGTATTATAAGGAAATGTTGCTTCTATTCCATCAACAGTATTACTCTTATGTTGTTTGTTAAATTCTTCTATATACGGAACTAAAGATCCATCTCGTA